GTAGCTGGGCCATCGCTGTGGCCGCATCTGCTGCAAGCTTCTGTGCATTGGCCTGCTTCACAGCGTTTTCAGCCTGAATGCCCTGTACTTGAAGCTGCTTCATCATCATTTGCTCTTGCTGCATCTGCTGCTGCGCCTGAATTTCCTCGGGCGTGGGCTTCTTGCTCGGGTCAGTCTGCCCGTTGACCTTGCGGATACGCTGCAACCATTCCTCTTTGTTTGGCAAGTCCCACAAGTCCACCACCAAATCCAGCATGGAGATAGCCACCTCTGGGGGCAATGTCTGCATCAATTGCGTCATCGTTTCCTGCGCGGCTTGGCGCAGGCTGGCTCGGAAGTCTTGCTCGTCCACCACAAAATCAGCCTTGCTGGCCGTGATGTCGTTCAGGATTTCACCGGTAGCAGGGTCCATCGTGTTGATCGGCACCCAGTCAACCGGCTGGTTTTCGCCCACAATGCGCATCACCTTCGGCTCGGTGTAAAACTGCTCCATCAGGGCCAGTAGCTTCTCGCCCTGCTGCTGGATGCACAGTCGCATGTTGTCAAACAGGTTTGCAGTGACCACGCTGCCCTGCTCCTGCCTTGCCAGAATGGCCTTGCCGGATGTGGCGTTGGTGGACTGGCCAAGGTTCTCGCTGGTAACGCCTGACACCTCTTGGATGTAGTTTTCGGCGTTCTGCATCATTTCCAAGTTGCCTTGGAACTCACCAGCTGGCTTCTCAAACTTCAATTCCTTGCCAGGATTCTTGATGATGATGGCATCGGGCCGCGCTGCCTCTTGCCGGATGTCCTCAATGTCATCCACTGCACCCTTGTCCATCACCACGCGGTTGGCCGATAGGATATAAAGCGCCTTAGACCGGCGTTTGTTCAGATCCTCCTGCGGGTCACGGATGTCGCGCACCACGCCATAGGGCATGCCGTCCCTTGCCCTGCGGTAGCACCACATAGCAGTCAGGGGGAATTTGCGGTGCCGGTAGGGGCTTGGACCATCCCACAATGGCATGCCGGATGTGAAAAGCATGACCCGCATCTGGTTCTGCACCCCGCCGACTATTGGGGGAGCGTACTTCTTGACGATGAACTGGTGGTATTCGTCCTTGGGGTCGAACACTTCACCCCGCATCTGGCCACTGGCGAAGTATTTGACCGGCATCGGTACCGTGTACCAACCCTCGTTGATCCGGACCTGTTCGCGCCTGCCAACATCGGATTGACCGCTGGCCACGTATGCGCCACGCTGGCCAAGTGTCCCAGCTGACCCGTTGAAGCTGCCGTTTCCGTCAACGTCACGCTGGTTGACCATGCGCTCACCCAAATACCACACGCTTTCTTCTTCGTCCTCAAAGCCGGTAATGCCGCCGCTGCTCAATGCGCTGCTGCTGTCGGGGAACATTGCGCATGCCATGTCCATGTCCACAACCTTGGAGCGGATCTGGTACCGGCCGTCCGAATAGTCCAACTCACGGCTGCGGCTGTCTTGGTACACATTGCGCCAGTTTTCGGAGCGGGCGAAGATCAGCTCGTCGCTGGGATCGGCGCTGATACCTTCTTCCATCCATCCAAGGCCTGCAATGACGCAGTTCTTGAATGCCTCGGACCGGTGGAATGGGAGCTTGTTGACATCGCTCACGTATTTGAGGAGCTTCTTCTTGGTCTGAGCGCCCTTCTCGTCGTTGGCCTCACGCGGTAGCACGTTGTAGTCAAAGCGGGTTCGCTTCTCCGTGCCCATGATCCAGTTGATCGTCGGCTTGATCTTGTTGAACACCAATGGGGCTTGACCTCGGGCCATCAACTCCACTGCATCCTGCTCGGTCCATTGCAGCGAGTCGTAGTAGTCCTCGTCCACGGCCATCTGGTAGCGATTCTCGGACTGGCGTGACTTCTCATCCTCCAGCCGCTCCATCATCTGAGAATGGCGACGATCAAGGCCAGGATCTGACTTGCCATCGCCCCCAGTGACCGTTTCTTCAACGTCCTTGACGGTGAAAAGCTGGGTATCTTCTCGATCCTTTGACTTCTGCCAATCGCTCATACAACAGCCTCATGTACGGTTTGACCGTCTTTCTTGATCGCCAGCTCAATGCCCTTGAGTGCCTTGGGCTTGAATAGCGCCTGTGGCTGGCTGGTTGGCATGCGGATCAGGTCTTGCAGGCCGTCCAGAATAATGTCCATGACGCGGAAGATGGTCGATTTGTCCGGATGCGTGTCCGTAATCTTGCAGTACATGAACGCCGCCTTCATCAAATCCGGCGTTGGCTTGCCCTTGCTTGTGGCAAACCGGTAGGCTTCTTCAGCCGGCAAGATGTAGGTTCCATTGCCGTCGCGCTTGACCGCTGGGCGCAAGCACATGCACGGCTGCGGCTCCTTGGACTCATGGTTGGTGTCAACCCATTGGAAAATGCACTCGATGTCGCCTTTGGTGCGGGTAAGCCATGCTTCCGGCCCGCCGATTGCAACCATGGGCCTGCCTGATGCCCCAAGAATCATGCTCATTTAAGTCAACCTCCAAGATCGTTGTGCAGCCTTCTTCTTCTCGGCTGCGGGTGCGTAGCTGGCTATGTCCTTGCCGGACATCACCAGATAGCGCAATGCGTCCAGAGCGTGATCGTTTTCCTTGACCACGCGCCCTTTGTCATCACGCCGATAGATTCGATACTCTGAAAGCAGGTTCAGGCACGACTTGAAAACCTTGATGCGGCCAGTCGATAAACGCTGCCACACCTCGTAAATGCCGGACTCCACGCTATTGATTGCCGGTGAAATGTTTAGCCCAAGCTCGGAGTACAGGTTGAATAGCTGCTCACCATCCTTTTGCCCCCTACCCCTCGATGCCGGATCAATCACCCCTGGCACCCATGCACCACGGGCCTTAATCGACTCGGCGTGAATGCTCGGCTCTGCTTGGCCACGGTAATGCTCGGCGTGAACGTACAAAATGCCCGAATCACCATCCCAAGCACCCCACACCACAGCAGTCCTATTCCAGCCCACATCCATGCCGTAGCTGCGTTTCCAATGGGTAGGCAGTGGAAAGTCATCCACCACAAACTCAGACTCTGCAATCGGGTAAATAGCCCCAGCACCCAGCGCCGGTATGCCCTTGGTCCGTGCGTCCCGCTGGTGAGGCGGGAGTTTGGCAATCATTTCTGCCTTGTCCAACTCCGACAAGTGCGGAACATCGTCCCAGCCGCAGGTAGTTACGTGCGGAGCGCCAACACCGCCATCGTGGGCTCTGCGCTGAATCTCCTGCACCAGCTTGGTCAAGCCCGATAACGGGGTGAACGTCAGCATTGACAACCCTCTGCGGGTCATCAGGCGGATCATTCCCTCCTCATATACGTCCTGTGGGCATTCCTCGTCAGCCCAAAACACGTCAAGCTCAAAGCCTTGGAAGATTTCACGCCCTTGCTCGTAACTTCTAAGCCACAGCTCAGACGTTCCGCCCGTAATGTGCTTAACCGTGACCTTCTCAACCGCACCCTTCACATGCGTCCTGGCCACATAGCCCACAATCGCCTCGCCTGGGATCAATCCAGTACCGATAAGCTCCTTTTGGTCGGTCGTAGCGCCCAGTAGCTTGATTTGCAGAATGTCTCGGGTCGTGTCGTGGGTATCTCCACTGGCCATTGCCCGGATAGAACCGTCAAACTTGCGGCCAACCCACCACTTGGGATAGTTGCCGGTCAAGTGATAGGCAATCTCAACTCCAGCCGATACCGTCTTGCCTGTCCGGTTTCCAGCAAGGAAAACCCGCTCTCGGTGTGTTGCCCCAGCATGGAAGAACTCCATGTGCTTGGGGTACAACTCCCTGCGAAACTCTCCACCGGTCGGAAAGTACGTGTAAATCTGGCGTAAACCGTTCCTGCGCTGAACCTCTCCAATCAGCCGTGCAAGCTCCTGCTTTTGCTCAACCGTCAACGCGCCAAGGTCAACCTCGGCAGGATTTAGCTCAATCAGGCCCATTGACCTTTGCAGCAAGCCCCAGCTTGGCAAGTCCCGCCAGCAGCTCGGCATCGCCAACTACCTTTGTCTCTACCGTTGCGTCCAATTGCAGTTTGTCGCTGTAACGCTTGGGATTGGCTGCTTTGGCCCTCCAGCGGTAATGCGCTGCAATTTCACGGGCCACGCTGATGTTTTCTCGGTCGGCGCGCTCCAAGGATTCGAGGGCCATGTCATCGTAAGACTCGGCCGCTGCCTCGCGCGCGCGTGCGTGCGCCTGAGAGCGTTCAGGAGTTTCAGCCAGCCAAGCGTGCAAAGTAGATACCGGCGAATCCAGCAATCTGGCGATATTGCGCATGGATTCACCTTGGGCGATCAGGTTAAGTATTCCTACCTCTCCCATGGCTTCTATGCGATCCCTTGGCGTTGCCGGCTTTGGTGCGGCTTGCTTTGTGGACGCTGGTGATTTTTTGGCCGGTGTGGCCTTGGATGGTTTGGTCATGGTGTGACCTCTATGGGTGCCCTGCTTACTCCGCTGGGAGACAATCCAGCATGGGGGGTTGGAGATAAGCGGGGCGTAAAGTTGCAGCCCATGCGGGCTTATCGGATGACTGGGCTACTGCCGGTCGCTACTCGTACTTGATTACGCGTTGATGCAGGCGCGGAAAGATGCCACGGATTTACCCGACCGTGGGCCTGTCAAGCTCAGGCTGATGCGGGGCGTAAAAAAGCCACCTCGGTGGGTGGCTATGAGAATTTTTGGTGTCGGCTATCCACTAAGGTCTGCCTGCTTAGTTCGCAGGGCGTTTAGCGGATAGTCGCGGGTGACAGACTAAGCAGTCTGTGCTTACCGATCTTAGGATTTTACTGGGGGTTTTGGTTGTGTCAACGGTTTTGATGCTGAAACCGCCTCCTCAAGCTATCCCTCCAACGGCTCACGCAATCGTCCAGCAGATTCGCCAGTCTCTTGCCTTCTTCTCCAAAGGGAATGCGCTTTTTACAGCTGCCGTAGCACACAGGACATTGATGCGCGGAAAGCGTGGGCGTGCCTGGGATCTTCGTCTTGCCGTGGCCATCGCAGGCTGTGCAGGCTTGATGCAGCCACCAGTGCAGCACCTGGGGGATGATTTCCTCATTGATGCGCCTTCTGGGCAGAGAAAGCTGATCGGCAATCTCTGTCACCCTGCCTAGCGTGGCCTTGGTGTGCAATCGCACAAGTGCTGCGCCTAAACGGCTATCCGACCATGAGGAGGCTATAAGGATGTCGCAATCACTGCGCTTGTCGGCCGTCAATGTCAGATTAGTGCTGTCGGTAGCGGATTCGTAGGCTTCATCCAGTGTCCGGCGTTCTGTCAAAGTGCTGCTCCCATGGTTTGTTGAATGGCCTCGTTCGCTTCCTTGGCCGGTAGCTTTGGAAACTCGTCCTGAATGATCTGTAGCGCGTTATCCAGCGTCACGGTGTCGGCCTTGTGCCACACACAATCACGCTCGAACAGGGCATCCAGCACCACTTGAGCGGATTGCAGCTTGCGATAAGCCACCGTATCCCTGCGGTTGACCATTGCATAAAGCATCACAGCCACAACGGAATACAGCGTTGCAGCGTCCGGTAGGCACGATTCGCCATCCTCCATCAGGTAGATTGATATGCGGTACTCAGTGATGGTGGAGATAAGCCTTTGCCGTGCTACTGCCCGGGCCACCGGATTCATTCCGGCGTTCTTCGTCACTTTACGGATGATGGGCTTCATGCAATCAATCCTTCTTCTTTCAAGTGCACCAGTACAGCCCTGGCGGCTTTGATGGCCTTGGGGTTAGCGGTTGGGTTGTTGGCGATGGACTGCCAAACAATGATCTGGCGGTTATGTGCGGCCTCAAACGCGCGGATCTTTTCATCCTTAGGTGCATTGCCTTGGTCAAGCCAGTTATGGCAATAGAAACAGGCGTGAACCGTGAATGCGTCACTCGCCTTCTGCGCCATGCCTTTGCCATGGGCGCCCTGATTGGAGTGCGCGGCCACCACCGTCGAGCTATCGCCGCGACAAACTCCATGCTTGCGGATAAGGCAGTGTTGGCCTCTGGCCAAGTCCAATAAATTGCGATCGCGGTACATCAGGTTATTTCTCCGGTTTCAGGGTCAATTTGCACGGCATCGCGGCCGAGTGATGTTGGGGACCAGTTCACGCCCTTCTCTGAACCAAAGGCATGGCAAAGGTCAATCACAGCAATCATTTCTTTGATCGTCATACCGCTGGTGCTTTGGCCACGGGTGACACTGATAAAACCAGTGCCATCCATGTTCGGGTGCAGTTCCTGGCCGTTCAGGTGGCCAGTAATCCAGCACTTCCAACCCTCGGGGGTCATGCGCTTGCCGAACCATTCGACCTGCTTGGATAGGTCCGTCAGGCATGACCACATCATCTTGTTTTGCTTGATGGTGCGGGTTTCGGTCTGGGCTTTAAGCTCAATCCGGTTCCCTGCCATGGTCTGAGCCTTGATCCAGTCCCAAACCTCCGTCAGAAGTGGTCGGGCTTGTTGTGGGTTGTAAAGGGTGAGGGATATGCGGCTCATACGTGCCTCACCAACTGCACATACTCAGATATGCGAATCCGCACCATGCCGCCAATCTCGTCCGATTGAGCCAATCGAAAAATGAAACGCCGGTCATTGATCTTAATGGCGTCGGAAATGCCATCAAGACCGCTTTTGATGCTGGAAAGCATGTTGTCCATGTCCCTCGCGCGCCGGTCTGGTGGAACGAATTCAATGTTCAGGGTGATAGGTCCAACGTCCGCAAACTTTGGCACAGCTCCGGCCTCTTTCGTTGCCCATGCTGCCGCTTCGCGGTATGCCCGTGAGATTGGAGCCTTTTTGCGCCAATGGGTGCGAGAGTTTGGGCTTAATGCACTTGGAGGCCAGCCGAGAACAATATTCACAGCATCCCCCTCAGTACCCTGATTGCTGCTTCAACACCCGCAGCCTTTGCAATGTTTCCGCGCTCTTTGTGGTGGTCACGGAGGGATTTGAGCCTTTTAAGGCATTCATCGAAATTACGAGATTGCTGGGAAGGTCGATCAGTTGTGGGTCCATTTGCGCATAACGCTTCGCTGCGCTCCAGGCATAAGATTTGTCCACCTTCGCCATTGCTATGCAGTGATTCAGGAACTTCTGTTCGTAGGGTGTCATTCATTTCTATGCTTCAACAGATTGTTTTGTGAAATTGACGTAGCGCACATCTTTGAAATTGCGCTTTTGTGTCCGGTACTGCATTGATTCGCGGTCAAACCAAAGGCATTGCGTGTAGTCTTGGTGGTCGCCATTGCGTTGCTTCTTAAGAATCAGCTTTGCGTCCGGCTGTCCCTGTAGCTCCACCCACTTTTCATGCGCCAATTGGTCTAACGGGCTTGGCTCTGCTTGGTCCTTTTGCGCACGCCACACCACAAACACGTTATCTGCGCCGTCTGTGATCTTTGAGCTACCGGCAACATCACTCTTTCCTGGGCCTGCGCTTTCATCCTTTCCCTTGCGCGGGTGGGCAACCAAATGCACATGCACGCCAGCACGCTTGGCAAAGTCACATAGCGTGCGGATAGCCTCCTTTTGCAACGTCATAGCACCCTGCCCATCCTCCGGTACATCGGTCATCATCAAGCTGTCAATGACAACGTGGCGCACCCCGTAACGCTTGTTTGCGTAGGTAAATACCTCAATGAGTCGCTTAATCGTGGCACTGCCAAGCTGGTTGAAAATCCAAAACTTGTCATCCAGCCACTCAAAAACAGCCTTGATGTATTCGGGGGTTGGCCGATCTAGGCCGGTAGCCTGCTTTACCAACCGCTTCAGCAAATACTCCGGCTGCATTTCGCCAGAAAACACAATAAACCGCTCACCTTGGGCAATCAATCCCAATTGCACCTGAGACAAAAGCAGGCTTTTCCCATGCCCGTTGTAGCCGGTCCAAACAGTCAATTCACCCTGCCGGAATTCAAACCAATCAAACTGCTTATCAAGCATCAGCTTTGGGTGGGCGTCAACATCCTGCGCTGGGTAAAACATCGACAGCAGGCGATTCATAAACTCGCCTGCGCCTCGCATTTCGTCGGGGTCTTGAGCCTTTGCCAACACAAAAGCCTCTTTGAAATCGGCAGGTGTTGCACCATCCATCAGCCATTGGTTCGCATCCTTTGCGCCCATCTTCATGCGTCTGCAACGATCAATACCCAGCCGCTTGATAAGCTCTGCTGCGCCCTTATCGCCTGCTTCGTCATGGTCAAAGGCAATCACGATGTCGCTGAATCGCTCCAGCATGTCCCAATCATTCTCGATCCACTGGTGATTCCCTGCACCTGCATTGACGGATAGCGCTGTGATGCCAGCCTGCCATACAGTCATCGCATCAATCTCGCCTTCACAGATCACAATAGCCCGGTCTTTGGGCTGAACCAAATGCCACCCAAAAAGGCATGGTTCAGCATCAGCCTCTTGGCCCATGCCTTTTTTGTCGTCGGGGTTGCGGTACTTAGCGTTGATGTAAACCCCATTGCGAAGGTACGGAAACAAAGCCCAAACCGAACCATTACGCTGAACCTCGCGCACCTTGAATGCGTCAATCGTTTCGTCAGTGATTCCACGGCCATTGAGCCATTCACGCACCCTCTTGACCGGGATAGATGAATTCTT